CGTATGTCCAGAAAACAATTTTATAAGTTGTACCCACTGTGTTTGTAACAGTTACGTGGGCGGCATCGATAAACGCTCCAGTGTCAGTTCTAAGAAGTATGTTACTTGTGGTAAGTGCAGTTGCACTTACTATTGAGAATTCTCCATAAGCATACTGCTTAAATTTAATATCGGTGTCTAGTATGTTAATATTTAACTGGTTCTGATTTCCAGGTGTACTTGCATCTGTATCTACATGTTGAAATGGCAATACAAATTTATATAATGATGTGCCAGTATCATATGTCGTTGTAATTTCATTTTGTTCTACAACATCACCCTCATCGATGAAAACAAATTTACTACCCGTTGCTGCCGCACTAAAATACGATGTCGATGGTTTTCCTTTAAAGCCAAACGTAGTCAAATCAGAAGTACTAATACTTGCAAAACTACTATCTGCGTTAGAAGAGTCTTCGGCACCATCATAATTTATAGTGATATTCACATTTGATAAATTTGTGGCAGCAGATGCTGTTACTGTACTATCTAGTCCTATCGTTGATGATAAAGATGTTATAGTACTTAAGTCATCAATTCTCAGAGTAAGAGTATCAATTCCGTCGCCATCGGCTAAGTCTGTTGCATTTCCAATAATCTTTCCAGCCGCAATGGTTGGCGAATGTATATGTGCTGGTAATAATGGATATTCTAATCCATCTGGTGATATAAGAGAGTGCGTATAAGTCGGTGTTGTTACCGCGGTATTTGTATCGATAAATGTGTACGTCTGTCTAGCACCAGTATATTGATATATTGCTTTAAACTCAGCGCCTGTTGAATTATATGTAACCGCACTTGTTACTGGAGCCTGTCCTATAGATACTGTTGGCGTGTTTGTAGTTGACGAGTAAGAACTATCTGTAGTTCCATCTTTATAGTTTAAGAATATAGCATCTCTCATTGATAAATTAGTTTCGTTATCAACCACATCAGTAGTGTTTCCATAGAAGAATTTAACTTGGTCTCGACTTTCAAATGCTATCTTTTTGCCAATAAGTTCAGCAATATATTCTGATTCATTGTCTCTAATTCCAGAACTATAGTTAAACACGACATGCACTTGTGACGGAGTGGAACCTGTATGTAGTTGCCATTCCCAGACGTTTGCTTGTCCAGTTTTTAATGCATATTTTATAGTAAACGTTGTCTCTGTCACACTATCAATTTTAGTTTTAATTGAAGTTACTTCTGCTTCAGTGAACTTTGTTCTTAGTCCACGCACTACATTAGCGATAGTGCCATTATCTGGTATTACTTTATTCAGTGTATAATCTTTTGAACCATCTGCCTTGACTGCTCCTACTTTTTGAACTTTTGCCCAAGTTACTATATCATTCGCACTTAACTTAAATGTATCGCCTTCGAATATTGTGGTTACGTTTACATCTATGTTAGAATTAATAACCATCTTGTTAGTCGTAGTCACCGTGTACGGTCTAGCAACCGATACATTTACACTAACGTTACTACTATACTTGTAGAAAAAATTATTTAAAAGACTTGGATGTTTTATTGCTTTAGTAAGTTCATTTCTTATAAAGTTATCGCTCTTACCCTGTGCTTTGTTGTATCTTAGTGGAATTTTTACTGTCTCACTTTCAACAAATAGGCTCCCATCAGAACCTGTCACACTTAAATTAGAATGATGACCTAGTACATCGTCAGTTTCAAAGAAACGAGAGTTGCCTGCAAAAGAAGTGTTCACTGCTTTTACTTTTTTAACAATGTTACTGCCAAGAGTTAATGGATATACATTATAGTCCTGTGCATTGACCATTCTGTCCTGAGTATAGTAACTTCTTGGAGCAATTCTACGTACACTTGCGTATGTTTCGCCTGCATAGTTCTCAGTAAAATCTCTAGTACTTGATAATGTAAATGTTAGTTGATATACTCTATTATCATTGCCTACATATGGAATTGTGATTATTGCATTTGCAATATCATCTGCGTTTACAGAGAAGTTATCATTATCTACTCGTCTGTACCATGTTCTGTATCCACCACTTGCGGCATTGCCAAATATTCCATCTGGATAATTTAATTCAATTGCATTATTGTCTGCTGTAGAAATACTCACTATGTCACCATTACCAGTTCGTAGGGCGTTATAGATTGCAGTTTCACGTGTATTATTATCTACCTTACTAACACTTGATACATATCCTCTATTTGAATCTATTCTTTGTACCCAAACATCACTATTGGAGACGTTAACATCATTTATTTTTTCTCTTCTATTTGAAATAGTTGTGGTATAGTTTGCATCACTAAACTGTAATTCGCCCGAAACTGCATAGACAAAGAAACCAGTTCTGTCACTAGCAGAACCCAAGTTATCATTTCTGTTTATAAGTGTAAAGTTTTTAGATATATTTGGCTCATCTTCGTATACTTTTGTTGTTTTCTTATCCATTAATACACGAACTGCTTCGAAGTTTCTGTTTGCGCCTGCTATGGAAGTAGTGAATGTGTAGTTTACATTTTTAGAGGCAGTGTCTTCGTTTATTTCGTACAAAGAGTGTTCTACATCTGCAATTGTCAATTCAGAAGATGGATTTTGAATTTTAGTATTTCCAGCAAATGATGAATTTAAAACAGTGATAAAGTTTTCATACCAATCTGCATTATTGCTGTCGTTCCAGTTGATAGTTTTTCCTGCAAGAGATACGCCCTCATTATCTAGTACCGCTTCAGTAGTAGATAAACTTGAGATTTTCATAAATCCCTTTGCATTGACTGGTCTAGTCTTATTATATCCGAGTGATTTGGCCATCTGTAGAACACTAACTCTGCGTTCAGCAGTATCCATGAAATTCTCTCTAGTGTTCATGTCTAGTCTGAACGACAAACTGTGTCCTAAGTATGCAACTAAGTCTAAGATTGCAATGAATTCAGAACTTGCTACGAAATCATTAAATTTCTCAGGATACGTCTTTGCTGTATAATCTAAAAGTGCTGTTCTAATTGTGTCAAAATCATATGCTTTAAGGCTAATATTGGAAAATGCTGTATATACTGCTGTCCAACTTTCACTTGCGAATAGATTGTCTGTACGTTCTTGGCTCATAATGGTCTCTCTATTATTCTCTGTCTAAATCGATACTTAATTCTACTGGCTCATTTGTAGGCAGAATTGCAAGTCTCAACATAGCGTTTATTGTATGGTCCGAGTCTGTAACTTCTACACTAACAAAGGTACATCTTGGGTCATCGTTTATAATATTCGTTAAATCTTCTTTAATTAACTCAGTAGTTTCAGCAGTTAGTGGCTCAAACATCATTTCGTGTATAATTGACCCATAAGTAGGCAACATCACACGTTCACCCCTACGAGTCATGATATGATTCATAAGGTCTTCAATCACCAAGTCTTTATCATGTAACTCGTGATTTATTGCTTTTAAATTTTTGGTACTGAACCCTGCGAATGTTGGCATATCTATTATTTTCTCTGTAGTTTATGTTACATGTATTTATCTCTACATAAACTTCGCAGTTTTTGATTGACAAATGGATGCAATTCTGTTATTATAGTACTAAATAATAGTAATAATCACAACAAGGATAACAAATTATGCCAAATTTAGTACCAATGGTCGTTGACCAGTCAGCAAATGGAGAACGCAGTTACGATATTTTCTCTCGTTTATTAAAAGAAAGAGTTATATTTCTGACTAGTGAAGTGAATGATTACCAAGCAGATTTGATTTGTGCCCAGTTATTGTTCTTAGAAGCAGAGAATTCAGACAAAGATATACATTTTTATATCAATTCTCCTGGTGGTGCTGTTACATCTGGAATGGCAATATATGATACCATGCAGTTTATAAGTTCGCCTGTTGCTACTACAGTAATGGGACAAGCATGTAGCATGGGTTCATTACTTGCACAAGCGGGCGCTGAAGGTAAGAGGCATGTACTACCAAATGCTCGTACAATGATACATCAACCTAGTGGTGGTGCTGGCGGACAGGCTACTGATATGAAGATTCAAGTTGATGAAATAATGAAACTGAAAGAAAGATTGACTCAAATCTATGTGAATCATAATTCTGCTGGAAAAACATTTGATGAATTAACTGAAGCAATGGAGCGAGATAACTTCATGTCAGCAGAAGAAACTGTTGCGTATGGGTTAGCAGATAAAGTTATAGATAAGCGTTAGAATCCAGGTACATAACTGAACATCTTGGCAGTTTTGATTTTTTGTTGGGCCAACATAGAATCAACTTTGCCATTTTTCTTTATATTACTTTGAATTTCGTCTGTTACTGAGTACCAGTCTTTTGCATTTATAAGTTTTGTGATTGGACTCTTTTCTATAGTACTAACACCTTCGGCAAAAAAGTGGTACAATAACGCATCATAATGTGGTTGTGAAATCTTCACTGTGATAAACTTCTCTAGTACGTTTCCAATGTTTCTTAATTGCTTCTCTAAGATAAATACTGCCGCACCTTTTGTTATTTTTTTCGATGATATATCTATTCGGGTAGATGCAACAGTAATATATCCATAGTCTATCTCAGTGTCTGAAATTTTATAGTTATAACCAACGACATTATCAACAATCGTAAGCATCGGCTTATTATCCAATATGATGGCGTCTTTGCTCACTGACGAAAATGTTAAATTTTTCACATCATTCAGGTCAACTCTCGTGTGACAAAGAAGATAATTTGGATTACCATTTTCATGGTATCCTGTTCCTAAAAACGTGCCATGGTCTGTTATAACATTTAATGGCATTTGAATATAATTTAGTAATGAGCCTGGTCGTTTATCATATATCATAATTATGTACCCTTTGCTTTTGACTGAGCAAAAACACTCGTTGTTAGTTTTGTAGAATGTGGTCTAATGAATGGCTCATGTGTTGGTAGTTCAGACACAATTGTTTTTTTAAGTGTTGTACATTCTAATTCTTCTATATCTGGCATATCACTAGTTAGAATAAGTTCTGATATTGGTGCTAATGGTCCATTTAAATGCAATAGACTACCAGTCGTTACTATACAATTTACCCCAACGTTAATATTCATTCCAGACTCACTCTGCAAGAATTGGTTACCTTGACTTCTGAAATGTAATTCTTGGTCGGTATTAATTTTTGTGGTGCCGAAACTATGTATGTTTATATTTTCGCCCGCTTCTAAATTAATATTTTTATCTGCACGTAAGTTAAAGTCTTTCTGAGTTCTCATATTTAGTGACCCCTCTGCGTAGACCATGACTTCGCCACTTGCTCCAACCTCTATCCATCCAGTGCCACTACTATTAATAATATGAATAAAATCATTACCACCATCTAACATAATACTAGCACCCGAAGATGTTGTTATTCTTATTTGCTCAGGATGAAGTTCGCCTGTATCATCAACACTGCCATCATCAATTGATATCGATGAGCCAGCCGATGTTTTCAGTCCAGTAACTTTGCTATGTTGTGGAGTTGCGTATGCCGCATCTCTTCGAGGGCTCGCAGATGTTGGACCTCGTAAATCGTCACTAAACGTTCCTTGGTCTCCTAGTACTTTATTATTTGGTGAGTTTGGCAGTTCTTCTCCATTCTTTTCTGCATCTTCTGGACCTAAAACAACTTTCTGCACAGCAACACCTTCAAATGCACCTTCACCTATTCCACTGCCATCAATATGTGGGTTTCCTTTAACGCCACCAGCAACTATATCTACTGACTCTGATGATGTTGCAAACCAAAAGGCATCAACTGTTGAGGCGTGGTCTGCAAAGAATACAAGAATTACAATGCCAGTTTCATCTGGAACATTAAACATAGACCCCGTTTTTGCATGTTTGAAATATGTTGGTTTCTCCGGACTCTGATTTAATGCTGGAATATACGCGGCAATCCTTCCTTGTCCAGTTGGGTCAATATGTGGAATACCCTTTGAACTTTTAGTAATCGTTATCGCTTTGTATATATTATTTAACTTAGCAATAAGAGGACTGGCTTCATGGGCATATTGTGCATCAACCGTCTTTTTTATTTTATTGTCAGCCATAATTAAATTTCTCCGCTACTTGATTTATCTATATAAAATACGTCATGATTAATTTTTATCATTCTTGTAATACCGGTGGTCTTCCAAATCGCACCCTGTTTTGACTGCGGACCAACTTCGATAGCAGGGAAAAACTTTGCAATTTTTTCTCTCAAATAGGTATAGTCATCACCACCTCCGGGATTTGAATCGTCATATGTGTTTGTGTATAAACCAAAGAAAGCACTAGGGTCTCCAATTTTTTGTGTAGTTCCATTAACATCTGTGTATGTTATCGGTCCAATCTTATTAAAATCTTTTACCAATATATTTGCGTTAGAATAATCATCTTTCACTTCTATCATTTGTCCATAATCTGTACTTACAATTAATCTATATATTTTTTGTGCTTCATCGTACTGTTGCGCCTCTGATGTCGTAACATTTAAAGTTGGTAAGTCACTTGCTCTACGAGAGGGAAGAATAACGTTAAGTGTATTAAGTGCCGCGGTTTTAACTATAACTGGTTGACTTGCTACTGCAATCTGTGAAACTGGAATTTTGGCTTGAACAAGTTCTTGTTTCGAACCCGTAGTTATCGTCCTCACTGCGGATATCACTTCATCTGGCAAACCAAGAGATACCTCTGCTATTTGTAGTTCGACTTCTTGTAATTTTGCTTTATCAGATGTTATTACTGTAGAATCAGGATAATAACCGTCAAGTTTTGTTTTTAGTGTATCAGCATCTGTTACTAATATGTCTAACTTTTTTGAATTCTTCTTTACTATAACTGCCTTTTTTAACTGATTTCTACTAACTGAGTCACTACTGATAACATTGATTGCGTTTGCGTAACCTTCAACAGTTGTAAATTCTGATGCTGAGAGATTTTCTACTTGGTGTGCCTTACTAATCTTTTCTGAAATTGCTTCTAACATTTCGGTTCTTTCTGCTTCGGTTACGGTAACGCCCGCTTCTTTAAGTCTTTTGTCTAAATTCTTTGCACTATTATCAAACCATTCTTGTTGTTTGCTTTTTAATACTGCTCCAGTTCTATCCATAGGCCACGTTGTCGGGAACGAATCTACAGTGCCTTTAATAATGCCATCAATTCCTTGACTTAAGATTTCAATATCAGCCGCTTCTGATACTGTTAACGTATCTGCTGGAATTTTTACAATTTCTAGTCTTCTTGTTTCAGGATTAAATACTCTTTCTTCGGTTACTATTTCGTCAACTTGTGCCTTAAACCAATGAGTATTCTTCCAATCATTATTTGAATTTGGATAGTTAATTTGGTCCTTATACATTTGTTCTTCCCAAGTATATTCCGGTACATTTATTCTTTCTTCTACTATGACTTCATTAAGTAATGGCGTAGTTTCTGCTAGTATACTATTTTCAACTATTGCGCCTGCTAGTATAGCCCCCTTGCTGTAATATGTTCCAGCCTCAATCTGGTCTACGATAATATTTGCAGAATTACTTCCAGTCGCTTTTTTTACTATCTTATTGATATCAGCAGGATCATGTCCTGTAATGTTTAATTCTCCACCTACAGCAATTTGATATGCCGCCACTTCTTGTTCTGACAAAACAAAGTCAGTCTCAGTGGCAGGGTTAGCAATAACACCGTTGAAATAATCATTGACTGCTGTCACGGTAGATGCTTTGCCTTTGTCATCTGGACTGAGTCCAAGAGTTGCAAGTAGACTGTTTTCTGATTCTATTACTTGGGCGCAACTACTTGGCGATTTGCCAGTAGCACATGCATCTCGCAATTCTTTTGTGTTTTCAAGGTAAAAAAGAGCATTGTTTCTTCGAACCATGTTATCTAGTAGAGGCGCCTGATGTTTACCCAAATCGCCAGTTGGATTTAATGCACTCACGGCAAGAGTGTCTTTTGTATCTTGGTCTATATTTTCAGAGTGCGTGATTGCTCCTTCCATTTTCTCATCAAGTGTGCTGTTAAGCGGCGATAAAAGAAAATCTACTACTTGCTCGCCTAACGCCATGAATGGTTGATTAGTGCCATTAGGGCCATAAACACTTTCATCATCATCTCTAGTTCCGTCATCAGGACCAGATGATGTTGTATAAGTGCTGTCATTGCCACCCGTATCTTCGTTAGGATTTATTGTATGTTCTTGTGTTGTTTCCATCACCTCATCATCAGGAAAGAACTCTGCTGATGGGTTTTTTACCATAGATAATGTCTGTGTAAATAATCCATTTTGAAAATTACTTGTTATTGATTTTACTGCGTACAGACTCAGTATCATATTTGCTGTTATAATATTATCATTGATATCTGTCCCTGTTGCTTTTCCAGATTCTAATATTAGATGTGGAAATCCATTTATTTTAGTCATAGTGTTTAGTGCTATTCTATCACTTCCTTTGTTTCCGAATTTGGCTTTTTTAGCGGATGGCGGTTCGTGGCCTTCAATCCAATATGGGTCACCCTTAATAGTCATAGATGCAAGAATCATACTCAATTTTCCAGCCTTTGCTTCGTAGTATTTTTCTTTGGCGGTGGCGAGGTCTTTAACTGTTTGTGAACTCTGTGTGCTAATTCCACCTTTATCTACTTTTGTTACTAATCGTTGGAATGTAATAGGATTTTGTTGTTGTGCCCGTAGTATAGTTGCAAAGTCACTATTAGATAGCGAACTCATAAAGTCGCTTCCCAGTTCTTCTGCCAATATTATATTTTTATTTTTCTCAGGATTGTTTTTTCGTAAGTTTTCAAATACTGGAGTTGCAAAATCTTGATATTTGAACTCTGGACTATTAATGATTCCTGCGGCAATTATATCGCTGTAGAGCGTAGCGTTATCACTAACTAAATCATCTAGCGATGTTTGGGACTTATCGAGAGTTTTTTGTGCGGTTGCAATTAATTTATC